CGCAATACCTTTGTAGGTGTTGTGGACTTACGTTGCAAACTATTTTATGAATTATTTATACCGAAAATAGCAAAAAGTAACCTTAGGGATTAAACATTAGATATTTTAGAAAATCACTTCTTATTTCTATTGTTTTCTTTAGAGAATTTCCTTTTGGCTTCAATCCAGTAAAAATTTCATAGTCGCAAAGCATAATCATAAGTAAAGAGGCTCTTACTATTTCATCTAATCTAACTGCGTGGTCATTTTGCACTATTTCATTTAAAGCATCCTCTGAAAATTTCTGTCCATGTAAAAATGTGGATCGGGTTTGATATACTTTATTTATAAAATCATATAATTCCTCTCTCTTTTCTTTCTCTTGCTCCAAATACAAAGATACTCGCTCGCAAACCTTATGAGTAACAGCAAAACTATCAGTAGTAAATAAACTTTCTAGAATTGGCACATAAAAGGATATTTTAAAAGCTGGAAGCCTTTCCCTACGTGCTATATGTAAAAAATGAATAGATCGGTCAATACAATTGTACGAGCTATATTTCCTTACATCGGTTTTATCTTCTGTCGCAAATTTAAATCTACCATTTTCATCTTTATGTATTTCAATTTTTGCTGCATTTAGATGAACGCCGCTATCAGAAACGGTTGATATTTCAGCATATTTCTGATAAATATCTATCGCATACTGCATTTCAGAACGGCTAAAATGGGTTTGCCTTACTTTCCCATCACAAGTATAAGTAACAGACTTAATGTTGCTATGAATTAAGCATTTTTTAATTCCTGGTATCATTATTAATGAGCCGTATACTAAAATACTGTTGTCTTTGGTGAGCCAAAGGAATATCAAGAAGTTCAGTACATGGTCTAGATTAGAGGACGCCCAAGCTAGAAGCTCATTATTTATTTGATCAACGGTCTTATTCTTTGTATCAATTTCGGTTTCGGAATAAATAAATGCATTGTCTTTATTATATTCCTTTATATTAGCACCGTAATTTTTTATTACATTTTTTGTGTAGAATGTATCTCTGATTGCATTGTCGTTGCTCACAGTAAAATGTGGATGTTGAATTGCCACACGGCCTTCTAATGTTAAATATCGAACATCGTAAAGTATCCTAGCTTTCATCCAAAATATATTGAGGATGACAAGTTACTTATTTATACAGTTTTTTCTTTTATTTCAAATAATTTTTTGCCTTTTTTGTAAAATTCATCAAAATCTATATCCTGAGAGTTCCACCTTATTTGGGTGTTAATAAATGTCCAAAACGCAAGCCAATTATCTTCTATTTCTTGTTCGTGTTGCTGAGTATCAGTTGTCATATAATTTGTATTTTTGTGTTATGGTGGAATCAGTGTGTTTGGGAGCAGGTGAATGGTGGCGGGAAACTGCTTCTGACCTACACGCAGCATTGGATTTATCGCACACAAATTACCAAAAATAATTGCGTGATAAATTATCTAAATAAGACACTTTACAAACTGCTCCTTAGCCAGTAAAATCAATAGTTTAAGTACATTACACTTACATTGATGTGTCCCAAATTTGAGTGAAATTTGGGACAAACACACATCCACACCCCATCACTTCTCCCCCCCTTTAAACACCTCAAAAATAACCATAGCGCACAATGCCCCAATGCGAAATCTTCTTTGAGCCACACTAACAATATCTACCCCTTTTTTGCCCCCCTATTCACCAACCACAGTACAACAGCTATCAGCAGAAAGAAATTCTCGGCACGAAAGAGCAATATGGTGCCGGCACGGTGAGTGTGCCTGCCATTAATATACAACAAAATAAAAATGCACTCCAGCAGTACAAATATGACAACAGGGTGGCGGAATGTTTTCATAGAATGAAGTTAATAAAAATTCGGGGCATAATGAGGCGATAAATCACGCCGGAAAAAGATACATGACACTATCAGCCCCACTCACTTCTTCCCCCCTTTAAACACCGCATAAACAGCCATAGCGTGCCCATGCCCCAGTGCGAAATCCTCTTTGAGCCAGGCAATGATCTGCCCAGCTTTTATGCCGTCTGCCAGCTTTCCATTTGCCAGGAACCCTTTTTGCTCTGCCAGCTTTGCAAAGTATTCAGGGGTCTTGCCTGTCTTTGCTTTGATGTTATCTATGTATGCATAGAATGACATGGGGCTTTATTTAGACTAAAATACGAAAATAAACAAAAGATAAACCGCATTAAATATCCCTAAGTGCGTGAGATTGCTTCCGGGCATTTAGCCCTCATAATTCTTCCTCTTTTTCAATAATGCCCGTCGCAATGACCCGGCATTTTTCATTACGGTCATCAGAAGGAAAATTAATCAGCAATTAAGGCCAAAAACAGCCAAAAAAAATAACACAATACCCGTAATATGTCCGCTGAAACCCGCTACCAGTATAGCTAAAAAATATTGTTGGTACCAACAAACCACTTATCATTTCGGGCAGTTCTACTTTTACACTACGATGTTTGAATACACAATAGATGCCAGTGCTGATGAGCCGATAATGCTCATCCTGAAGCAGATAGGACACACCTGCGATGCGCAGGGAAACATTACAGAATATGGCGTGGCGGGCAGTGATTTTTGCAGGGAACTGCTGCTGCTGGATGCTATGGGCAAGAAGCGCATTCAGGTATGGATCAACTCCATAGGCGGCAGCGTTATAGATGGCTACTCCATACTGGGCGCCATGCTCAAAGCCAAAACCCCGGTAGACACTTACAACATAGGCGTAGCCGCAAGCACCGCTGGCTGGCTCTTTGAAGCAGGCCGCAACCGCGACATGAGCGACTATGCCACCTGGATGGGCCACAACCCCCACTCCACACAGGGCGATCACCCGGAGATACTGGATAAGTTCCGCACCAGCATCACCCATATTATAGCGGCACGTACCGGCAAGGATGATGACCTGGTGGCTGATATGCTGGAAAAAGAAACCTACATGACGGCCTCAGAGTGCCTGATGGAGGGCTTCTGCGATACCATCACCGTTACCAGCAGGCAGCATGTAAAGAGCATGAAAAACGCGGCTACCATCACCGATAAGTACCACACCGCCGCACAAATCGTTAACCAATTTTTACCCGATAAAAACACAGAAATCATGGATGTAAACAAAATGGACATCAGCATCACCAACAAGCTTGGCCTGGATGCAGATGCTACCCCGGCCACAGTAGCACGGGCAATTGCCGACATTAAAAACAAGTTGGCATCAGAGACAGACAGGGCTAACGGTGCAGAAGATGCACTGAAAATCAGCAACAAGACAAAGAGCGAAATACAGCGCCGCTACGATGAGGTGCTGCGCGAAAATGATGAGCTCAAATGCCGCGCAGAAGAAGAGGCAACAGCCACCAGGCTCAAAGCCGCCAAAGACCTCGTAAACTCTTTTGTAGCCATGGGCAAGATAGAGAACAAGGCAGAATTCATACAGCCCTGGGTGAACCTGGCCAAAGGATCGGCCGAAGAACTGGAGACCGTGAAGAACATGCTCACCGCGCTGCCCGTAAACAAAGAAGCCAAAAAAATAGATGTGGTAAACACACTCAATGGCAACGGCGGCAGCAAAAACCTGAGCATGAAAATGCACGAGCTGGCAAGGAAACATAGCCAGAAGTAATTCGGCAATTTGGCAATGAGACAATTCGGCAATGCCCGCGAGCAACTGAAAACTGATAGCTGATAGCTGAAAACTTATAAATAACACATTTTTAAATAAATCGAAAGTTCTACAAAAATTTTCGACCTCGCTCCAAAATAGGCGGCATTTTTCACTCAAAAATAACGCACATAAAATATCAGTTATGTATAACGTGTGGGAGTAGGTCAAAACTGAAAAGATGAGAGCTGAAGAAAAACCGCAAATTCAAAAGATTGAAATTCCGGTTTCCAAATTCGGAAACTGAAAACTGAAAACAAAATAAAAAGCTGACGGTTGCAAAACAAGAGAAAAACTGAAGGCTGATAACTGAAAACTGAAAACTAAAAAACAATGGCAGACGCATTTGTAATCACAGACACCACCTACGCCGGCGAAGCAGCCGCGCAATTTGTAATGCCCGCTATCACCGGCGCCGACACCATAGATGGTGGCCACGCTTATGTGAGAGACGGCATCAAGAAAAAGTTCACCATTCCACGGTGGAGCTCAGACTATACTACCCTCATACAGGCCCGCCAGGCTACGCCCATAAGCGCCGGCATAATGACGGTAGACGGACAGACACTGCAACCCGCAGACTGGATGATCTATGTGGAGTTTAACCCACGCGATTTTGAAACACACTGGTATAGCCAGGAAATGGCTCCCGCCCTGCTGGATGCTCAGCTGCCTTACAATGTAAACAGTGTAGTGGTAATGGGCATCATGCAGCGCCACGCCAAGTACTTTAACTCCGCTATCTGGAACAGCTCTGTAGCTGCGCCGCCATTGCCTATACTGGGCTACTTCAACGGCTGGCTGCAAAAGCTCTATAACGGCAGCGGCACTAACCTTGTTGCATCACCTCTTACCCTCTCTGCTACTAACATACAGGGCGAGCTGCTGCGTGGCTACGAGGCCATACCACTGGCACTGCGCTACGATCCTAATATGAAGATCTTCGTTAGCTACGCCACATTTGATCTCTATGCACAGTCACAGATCAACCAGTCTTACAAGGGCATAGACACCACACAGGAAGGCCGCGATGAATTCAAAGGCAAGAAGGTGGTGAAGATCGCCGACTTCCCTGACAACACTTATGTAATAGCTAAAGGAATGGCTACTACCGAGAGCAATCTGTGGGTGGGCATCAACAGTATCTCTGACGAAGGCCTGCGCTTTGCACCACTGCAAAACAACTCTGAGCTGTGGTTTGTAAAGCTCCTCATGAAGGGCGATACTAACTGCGCCTGGTATAACGAAGCCGTGTATTACGGACCGGCGGTGAGCTAAGACAACAATGAGACAATTTGACAATTTGACAATTCGGCAATTTGGCAATTTGGCAATGAGCCCAATAAAAGTGGTGTCATGGTGAGCCGCGCCAAACCATGACCGCTGAGCACAGAACAAAAGCTCAATAGCACTACACAGCCCTCAACGTGCCGCCCTTCGGCAAGGCTCAGGGCCACACTACAGGGCAGCCAAATTAAAATTGAACACTGACAACTAAAAAACACAGTTGCAAACCAGTAGAAAAACTGACAGCTGATAACTGAAAACTGAAAACTAAAAACTAAAAAAAACAATGGCAAACACACCAAGAGTAATCACCGGCGCTAACCAGGACGTTACCGGCCGCACCATAACACAGGACTACCAGAATCCTGCTTATGCAAGTACACTTACCATCACCACCACCGCGCAGAATACCACTGTGCAGCCAGGCCTGCTCACCGGCACCATGACGCTGGATATAGCCACCACTAATGCCCTCATAGGCGACCAGGTAGTGGTGCTCTTTGCAGCAGATGGCACAGGTAATCATGTAGTCACCTTTGGCACAGGCTGCCAGTCCGGCGGCACGCTTACCGTGGCGGAGAGCAAGTTTGGCAAGGCTACCGGCCACTTTGATGGCACTAACTGGATCATCTCCTCTAATGCTACCGCATAATTTTCATCAGATCATAAACAACTAAAGCAACTACAAAATGAATGACGTAATTTTTAATAAACAACAGGGCGGCCTGGGCCGCGCGCTGCCCGGCAGCGACTACCTCTCTGCCATGTTGTTTTACTCCGGCACACTGCCCTCAGGCTTCACCACCACTTACAATAAGAAGCAGATCTTCGCCGTATCTGATGCCGAGAACCTGGGCATTAAGGCAGACTATAATGATGAGACGCAGGCCACAGCCACCTACCTCATTACCACTAAGGGCAACACGGCAGACAGTGTAACCCTCAGCGTTACCGAGCCCACCATTACCGGCACACCGGTAGCCGTGAGCCTGGGCACCTACACCGTAGGCAGCGCAGATACCAGCATAGCACTGCAAGGCGCAGCATGGGCCGCGGTGATCAATGCGGGCACCCTTACGCATGGCTACACAGCAGCCTTCACTACCGCTACCCTTACTGTTACTGCCCGTAAAGGGCTGGGTATGGCGCTCAATAGCAGCTCTTTCAGCTTGTCAGTATCGGCAGCTGCGGCGGGCAGCATTGTTACCTCTGCCATAGCAGCAGCGGGTACAGGCTATGCGGTCAATGACACCTTTACCATCAATACAGGTACTACACTGGCTACGGGCAAGGTGCTCACAGTAACCTCAGGCGCTGTGGCTACCTATTCTATACTCACCGCAGGCGCAGGCTATGCCACTGCCAGCGGGGTAGCTACTACAGCTACTACAGGTGTGGGTACAGGCCTTACGCTGAATATCACAGCTGTAGCTCCTACGTTTGCAGGTACACCTACAGCCTTTGCAGGCGGGGTATACTCTAAGCAGGCCGTATGGCATTACCACATTGCAGAGTACTTCCGCATACAGCCGCAGGGCAATCTGTGGCTGGGCTTCTACCCCGTACCCGGCTCTTATACTTACGCAGAGCTGCAGGACCTGCAGAGCTATGCGCAGGGCAGCATTCGCCAGGCGCTGGTGTATAACGATGTAGCCCGCACAGCCGCTAATGTACTCAGCGACTGCACCGCGCTGCAAGCCGTTAATGCCACGCTTGAAAGCCTGCACATGCCTATGAGCGTAGTGTATGCGGCCAATATCGCGGCCATATCAGACCTCTCTACCCTGGGCAACCTCGCTACCCTTACTGCCAATAAAGTATCGGTATGCATCGCCCAGGATGGTGGCGGCACAGGCGCGCTGCTATTCCTCACCTCCGGCATCAGCATCACCACAGGTGGCGCGCTGCTGGGAGCGGTAGCACTGGCCGCAGTATCAGAAGATATAGCATGGACAGCTAAGTTCAACATCAGCAATGGTGTGGAGTGTGATACCATAGCCCTGGCCAATGGCAAGCTCCTCTCTGACCCCACTGTCACTACCAACCTGCTCAACCAGCTGGACCTCTACCGCTACATCTTCCTCAAGAGCTTTGTAGACTTTACCGGCAGCTATTTTAATGACAGCCACTGTGCCATAGCGCAGAGCAGCGACTATGCCTATATTGAGAACAACCGCACCATAGATAAGGCCATCCGCGTAGGCCGCCTGGCACTGCTGCCGGCGCTCAACGGGCCTATCAAGTTCAACGCTGACGGCACCCTCACCAATATCACCATTGCCGACTTTGCAGGCCGTCTCAGTACCGCAGCATCTGCCATGATACGCGCAGGCGAGATCAGCGATGATGGTATCACCATAGATCCTTCGCAGAAGGCGCTCACCACCAGCAGCATCTACATCACATTCCAGATCATACCTAACGGTGTGGCAAGAAACATCATTGTTAACATTGGTTACACAACCTCAATAGCATCTTAATTTTATGGCAGGCACAGTAATGATAAACGGTATCAACTACTCGGCACAAAACGTGACCATAGTTATGTTTGGCAGCCCCATAGTGGGCATCACCAAGATATCGTACAACAAAAAACAGGGAAAGGAAAATAACTACGCCCTGCAAAACGAGCCCGTAAGCAGGGGCTATAAAACTGCGGAGTATGACTGCTCTATAGAAATGTATAAGGACGAATGGGTGGGCATCATAGCCGCCGCGCCCGGTAACGACCCTACGCAGATACCACCCTTCGAATTCCAGGTCATCTACTCCGGCGATTCGGTGAACTACAAGGAAGACCACATCCTCTTTGCAGAGTTCCTCGAAGACCCCATGAGCGTAGGCTCAGGAGATACCAAGATCCTGCTCACCATCCCTATGATCATAGGCGGGATCAAGCACCTGTAGTTAATGTGCAAATGCGGTAATATGCAA